GGTTTAATTACCCGTAAGACAAACCCTCACGGAAGGACCCGTGAATTATTTATTTTTGTTGAATTGAATCGTCTCATCAGCAAGTCGGATAAATTCCCGTCTGAATGTTGGCTGCATCATACTTTGCGCTGTTTCATAAAATGGCAAACGCTTCTTATAGCTTGGCTTTTTGACAAACATCAATATCGGCCTTACGTGCCGCCGTCCTGCACCGTATCGCTCCCACACACCTAATGGTTTATTTCCGCCGCCAGGTCTACCAACAAAATATTGACGAGGATTTTTATTTCTCTTGCGTGAGCGGGCTGTTATGTTCATCATGTAGCCAACTTCAGGAAAGGCTTTGACTGCTGATAATATTTGCGTCATCTGCCCGCCTGATATATTTCCATATTTATTCAGCCGCGCACCGCCCCCCGCTGTCATATACATTCCTTGTGGCAATAGTCTGCGGTTTTGCAATAATATCTCTGCTTTTTTAAATTCTCGTCCGCCACCATAGACATGTGGCGCTAAATAATGTTGAGTTTGAAATAAACTACCCCATTTAAACCACACCGTGGCAGTAAGATTTGATGGTGTGGCAGGCAATAGATACAAGCTTTTGAGTGTATATGGCGTTGGTCTGTCAAATACTTGCGGCATCATGTCGGTGATTGTTTTTTTAAATTCTTTTGCTGTGGCGGTTAATGCCATAGCTGCCACCTTCGGCACTTTATGCGCTGATATATCCTGCAGCTTTTTGATTGTATCTTGCAACCCATCCATTTTTATCGTGATATTCATATTAGTATTGATTACCTATAATGATAATGCCGCCTTCACTTTCAATAAATTTTTCGTCCTTCCCTTTTCGTAAAATGGCGCATCCATCCTGCGAATGACCAATCCCTCTCCGCCCCTTGCCTGCACGGTAGCCAATTCTGCGAGCATATCAACTCTATTTACACATAGCCGATACGATACCGGATATGAGGTCGGTGTTGTAGGCGCATGTGCTATGCGCTTATCCCATGTTCCCGCTGCGGTGGGGCAATCAAAAACCATAAATCTGATGTTCTTGGTGAATTTTCCATACTGCGTGGCCAACCGCGCCTCTTCAAACGTGCCGTATCCGGCATAAATTTCTCCGTCAAGGTGCTTGTCTTGCGGCAAGCTGCGGGTAAACCATTCCGGCGCCTTAATGGTCTTTCCGTTGCGTGTCCAAAGCGTTTTCCCATCCCAGTATGCACGACAGCCATTGAATTTCTCCGAGATAAACCATCCCGTCGTTTCGCAACCATCCCAGTCTAACCCTAAAGTCATATCTTTTTCTGTTACCATATTATCTTTCCTTGTCCTGTTCCTCACCTATGTGGGGTGCGGGGCGAGGTGGCGGTGTAAGCTCTTTTTCAATTGCCACGCACAGCGTATTGATAAACTCAACATGTTTGTTTGATTTTCCTTCTTCAAGATTTTGCAATAGGGCTTCTGTTGTGGCGGGCTTGCCCATAGCAAGCCAGTCTCCATAAGTTATAATTATGCAGTCGCCTTGGCATTTCTGCGCTGCACGCAACAATCTACTGAGCCATCCTGTGCCGCTACAGACACAGTATCGGGAGTGCAGCTCTACGCATAAATCTATCTTCATATCAAAACCTTAACAAGTGTAGCCTGCATTCTCGCCGCAGCCGTAGTAACATTCAGCCATTAGCGTATACCTTGCGATAACAGTTCAGCCAATGTTTTTCATGGCCGTTTTTAAGCGCCCATTTCAGCAGGTATATTTGGTGCTTTGGGTTTTTCCATCGCAGGTATGGCTTCCCTGCTTGTTGTTTCATCCATTGAAAAGTTTTATATTGAAATTGCGCCGGCCCAAAACTGAGACCACCATCGCCCCAAACATCGTATCTATGTGAGGATTCGCAGGCAATAATCTTTTGAACGATTTCCTCATATTTTAATTCCTCTTCAAGATGTTGGATTGATTTCTGTAAAGAATCAACTAATAATTTATTTTCATGGATTTCTCGTTTTAGATTGATAAGCGTTAAGTGATTATGATAATTTTGCCAGGCGTAGCCGGCCATAATGCCAAATAAAAAAATCAGAAAAGATATAAAGATTTTATTCATATATCCCCCTTTTTATTTTTGTTTGTCTCCCAACCTCTCGCATAGGCATCGGCTTCTCGCTCCAATGTTTTTGCGCCGGCCCAAAGGAGACGGAGAAAACATCCGCCGCTGGCGGAGATAAAAACAGTGAGTATCCATAATGTAATGTCCATGCTGCCTCCTTGTCATTCTGGATTCCCGATAAAAACTTCGGGAATGACTACAGGTACAAGTTGATATAAATAGATGCTTGCGCCGTCTTGCGTCCTGCCGCTAAACCTGCAGGATATGTCCATGCCCTTGGGCCTGATGTTTCGTCTGAGCTCGCCGATAGATGAGCCAACTGCCTCCAGATTAACTGCCTCGCCGATTTCCCGCGTTGAATGGGGCTCCCTGTCCGAAAGATATTTATAGAGCCTTTGCAAACGCAACGATGTTTCCAATTTTGAAAACCGCATCCCTTTTGCCTGCATGAGTTTCACCCCCTTTTTGTATGCTTCTTGATAATGCGTTTTTTTGCATTCAGGCGAACAAAAAACCATATCAACCCTTTTGGGTGCAAATGCCTTTCCGCAAGGCTTATAGAAACACTCCGATAAAGTGTTAACTCTTGATGGTGGGACTTTATGGCTATGCTTGATGTCATGGCTATGCTTCACTTCGTAAAAGCTCCTCTGCGTCCCCTGAATCAATTGTTTCAAAACATGCCCCATGGTCGCCATTACAAAGAATGCCTGTAAGACGGCACTTTGAATTATCGTGCCATTGACAGGTCGTCATATTCTCCTTTCCGCCAGCGCCTTGCGCGGGTGCGCCTTGATTCTATCCATCTATCCAAATCAGACCTTTTTAGTTTTGGCCTGCCGATGTCATAAAAAGGTATCTCCCACCTCTGTATTTTCTTGCGCAGAGTTGCGGGCTTCATCTCAAAGCCTTTGGCGATGAGATATTCAGACGCCTGTTTTATGCTTAAGAATTCGGTCATACTAATTTCCGTCCACCTCTGCGAGCAGCCTTTCTAAATACCACTTTGCCTTTTTTAAATCCTCCACGGCGCTGCCCTTGTGCCGATACCTTGCGATATATTTGATTATATTACCGTCCATATAGCCCATCTGCTGGTCTGCGATAAAGTCAATAACCTCAATCTTGCCCTGCGTGTAATGCGGCGGATGATTGATCGAGTCCGCTCCCCGATAAAAACATTCGGGGACAAGCTTACTCGTCATTCCCGCAGGCTTTTCTTTTGTCATTCCCGCAGGCTTTAAGCGGGAATCCAGTTTTATATCTTTCTTTTTTCTTTTCTTGCTTTTATATGAATATGCGCAGTCCTTACACATCCCTCTTTTTTTTATAAATGTCCTAACCTCTGATGCCTTCCTGCCGCACTTTGGACAGCATGGCTCATCTATCTGCCGTTGCACAGGCTGGCTGTTCTCATGTTCAATCTCTCCCAGCGCCTTTTGCTTATGCTTAAAATGCTTCACGCAAAATCCTTCTATTTTAGCTTCCTTCTTGCAACCTGTGTATATGCAATCGCTCATAATGCCTCCTTACTCATTCAAAACCTTTCTCAAGTCCTCAAGTTTCTTTCTCCGCATATTTATTTTTGTGGAGAGTTGAAAATAATGTTCGATATCACCTGCGTTATATGCTCTTCCCCTCTGCCTCTCAAGTCTTAATATCTCTTCTATATGTTCATTTATTGATATGTTTATATTTTCTATATTAGTCATATCCTTTTTACCCCTTCAAAATCTTCCTCAAATCCTCCATCTCTTTTTCAGTGATATTGATTTGCTTTTCCAATGCTCGCTTGTCATTGGCAGATAAATACCCGTCTTTCAGCGACCTCTTAACCTCAGCAACAAGAGTGCCTGTTGCAGCGGCTATGTCCAATGTCTCATCAGTCGGGGTCTTGACCTGCTTGGCAGCAGGAGCCTTGTCTATTATTTTTTTGTCAGTATCATTTAAAATGAAATTCAGGAAGTCTATGTCGTGGGTAGCGTTGTAAAGCGGGGCGATAAGGTCGGGGGGAAAATGCGAGATGCCTTCAATATAATTGTAAAAAGTGGATAGAGATATATTCATTTGAGAGCATACCTTTTTAGCGTCATGCTCTCCGGGCGATACAAACTTGTTATATAGCAAGTTTTGGAAACGAATGTATTTTAAGTGCATGGCAAAACTCCTCCCTTGTTTCCCTTTTTAAAACCCTTCTACTATATTAAAACTGTTGCCATGAAAACCCTCTTATGTTATATAAAGCGCAAAGGCGCAGCAGATAATCCATCGGGTAAGACGGCATCCGTGCGCCTTTTGCGTTCTTGTGCCGGCAATAGGTCGGATGGAGGTCTGGCCTGCCGGCGGACAAGACTGTAAAAAAAGGAGATGATATGAAAATTAAAGTTGACATAAAAACACCCGACCTGAATAACATTGAAATCCCCTTTACATGTCCTAATTGTAAAAAAGTAATTAAGAAAAAAGTAAAAGACCTAAAAACATTAAAAGAATGCCCTCAATGCAGGGCTCAAATTACTTGGAAGAATTAGATTGAGTCATTCCTTTTTCAATCGCTTTTTCCAAGAAGGAAGAAACAGATTCAAGCATCGCAGTTGCTTCTTTGATGATTTTTATTACCTCGGGTTCCATCGTTATCGTGATTTTTGCGTTAGGCGCTTTCTTCATTTTCTGACCTCCTTAAGTGTTGGGAGATTTTAAAACCGGAGCTATCCGCTCTTGAAGTAACTGCCGGGCAATTTGCTCAGAAGGACATAGGATTAGAAAACTATCGCCTTGCGCAAGAACGAGGTATGGCTGTAGCAATCTGCGCATGGACTGAAGGCGATGATTCAATAAAGTCTTTTTTGCATTAGATTTCTTTAACATTCAGACCTCCACTTCTATTTGATGGAGTGGATTATACAGAGTTTCTAAATATTGTCAAGTAAAAAATTAGACTTCCTAAATTGACTATGTCTGGAAAAGATGTTATTCAAAAACTTGAAGATTATTTGAGAACGGAAGGTATAACGCAAATACAATTAGCCGAAAGGTTAGGATGGTCTCCTTCCGCCTTAAATAATATATTAAAAGGGCGTGATCCCATCGGTATAAAACGGCTACTTCATATTTCTCAAAGGTTGGGTATTAAATTTGAGACGGAATTTGGCGATACAAAGATATCTGAATCTCCGCCTTTGTATCTCGCTCCAGATGACGAGGAAATACTTGAGATGCTCAAACCATTATCAAAAAAAGATAAGCAGGAATTGAAGAACTATATTGCTTTTTTAAAGACGAAGCAAATTAAGGCTGGTTAAATAAAAGGAGGTCTTTATGTCAATAGATATAACAAAGGATTTAAAAAAATACATTCCCATCTTTCAACAGGCGCAGGAACAAAATATCAATGAAGCGGAAACATCGCTTCGCATAGGAAAGTTTCTTGAAGATGTGCTCGGATATGATGTATTCCATGACATCACAAAGGAACATACCATCAAGGATCGCTATGTGGATTACGCCATAAAAGCGGATGGTAAGGTAATGTTTTTCATTGAGATAAAACAGGCAGGAATAGAACTGAAGGAAAAACATATAGAGCAGGCCAGCAACTATGCGGCAAATGCAGGCGTTGAATGGGTGCTGCTTACAAACGGCATTGCATGGCAAATGTATCATCTTACATTTGATGAGGGAATTCAAAGCGACCTTATTATATCAACAAATATACTTGCCGATGACGCATCCGATAAATTGTCTCTCTTTCATAAAAAAAGCATATTAAAAGGCGAGCATGAAGATTATTACTCTAAAATTAAAGCGCTGTCCCCCCGAAGTATTGTCCAGTCAATCTTCCATGAAAACACCTTGCGCATGATGCGGACACATCTTAAAAAGATGTCAGGCGTAACCATAGAGGAACAGGATTTGATAGCAGGCATTAAAGGAATGATATCCTCACAAACATGGGAATCTATCGGCGATGTAAAAATAAAACGAAAGAGAAAAGCATCAAGACATAATGCGCCTGAACAGCCTGTCACAGAACCTCCTGCATCTGAACCATCTCCGTCTAAGGTCTCCCCAACATGAAAAGATTATTGATAATTTTTTCTCTTTTTATTTTGGGTAGCTGTGCCTTGCTTCCATCTGTTCAGGCATTATATCCAACAGGATACACAAAACTTATGACGATTGTGCCCGAGTGTCAGACTACCCGAGATCATAATTATAGTGCCTGTCTTATGGCCGCAAAACTTTTAGAAAGCAACTCCACTGAACAGGCAACAACACAATTCATGGCTCATTGGGAAGATACAGCTTGGGGGTATGCTGACAGAAAGCAAAAAATTGCCGAATCCAGACATTCACCTTCAGACGGATTCGTGGAATACATGGTCTATGGAAAAGTGAAATATGATGAGATAAAGGCGACTGAAAGAATCGTATTGCCGACAATAAGAAAAATCTATACGGATAGTGGAACAGATTACGGCACAAAAATGCTTAAACAAATAGACCTTATAGACCTTGACTCTCGAAGTTCTTTTGATGTGTTCAGAGATGTTCATACGGGACTATTAAAGTCCGCACAATAGTCTCATGCCCCACCTCTACCCCTCAAAGACTAAAGGCTGGCGGATTATGTATCGGGTGTTTTTCCTTGACGGAACCCATGCCGACAAGACCCGCTGGGCAAAGAGCAAAGACATTGCAAAGGCAATCTATACAGATATTCATAAACTTGAAAGCCTCTCCCGCAAAACCGAACTCTCAAAAGATGAAATAATCTTTTGCCGCAACCGGGGCTACATCTCCCAGCAAGAAGCCGCTCAGCTCTCATCCTCGAAAATCTCCGCACCGTTCACATGGAATGAACTTGCCAAAAAATATGAAGATTGGTCCCGCGCCAACTGCCGCTCAACAACGCATATAAGGAATGCAGATAAAGTCAAGGTTGTCCTGGACTATCTGCACAAATATTTCCCCGGCAAGACTCCGGCAGACATAACAAAAGAAGATGTAGAGAGCTACATCTCACAACGGAAACAACAAGGCATCAAAAACGCCACGAGCCGCAAGGAGCATACGCTCATCAGAAAGCTGCTGGATTACATGGGCAGCGATAACCCTGCAAGACAAGTCCCTGCCCCGCCAATAAATGACGAACGGCTTCCCTGCGCCCTGTCTTACGAAGACCTTATTGTTTTTATGCAGGAATTAAAAAAGAGGAAGGCATACCTGCGCGGTTATCTGCGGGCTGTTGTCATGCTTTATCTCTATGCGGGCCTGCGGCCATCAGAGATTATCCGGCTCACTGCACAAGACATCCGTGCCGGCAAAATCATGATCCACGGCGAAACCAAAACAGGAATGCTCCGAAGCATTGAAATCCACCCAAAGCTCAATGTCTATATTTCAACATGCCTGCTGCGCCTGTCTGCCGTGCCTGCACAGGCAGGCGGCGGAAAATATCTTTGCGGCGGAAACAATCAACTTGTCCCGCAGTCAATAAGCAGGGCTATAAGACACATCCTGCGCAAGATAGAGATTGACGGCACGCCATATTCCCTGCGACATACCTTTGTTACCAACCTTTTGCGCGCAAGCAACGACCTTCGCTACACAATGGACAGAGCCGGCCACAAGCGCCTCTCCACCACAACCCGCTACCTGCATATTATAGAATCCAAAGAATCCCCGCTCAAAAAGATGAAATTCAGGGCGTAAAAATATTTTTAAAATAAATGAAAAAAAGACTTGACAAGTATATGATTATGCGCTATGTTTATAATCATAAACAGGCGGAGGCCTTAAAACGCAGGGAGGAAAAATGGCTTATGAAATTTCCAAATATTCAGGGGATGCTGAATACAAAATCAATTGCACCGGCGACGCCGTGATTGGTGACGAGGTGCGTTTTGAGCGCGCCACATTCATCGGCAGTTTTCGTAACCCAAAATTTGCGGGTTTTGAAATGGTTACAGGCGTAATAATCGGCGACAGTTATGGTGTGGAAAAACAACAACATACTTTCACACTAAAACTCACCGCAGGCGGTAAATTGGTAATGAAGGGACGCAATCTATATGCTAACGGCCTATATCGCAAACTGTGGACGGATGAATCACTTCGCCATGCAGCAGCGGTAGAAAAGCATTCGCGTGGAGACCTCGCCCGCGCCGCGCGTGAACTGCGCAGAGAATACGAATGAAAATACACCCAAGCAAGAAGGAGGACAATAATAATGAAGATGCACATATGTTTCTTGTCAAAATCGGATTGGCAAAAGTGGAAAGCCTTTGCGGGTGTAATTGCAGATGATACTTATGAAGATTATGTAGATGCGCTTGACACAATCAAACAGGGCATGGAAGCGCAAGGGTATAATGTAATCTATATCCCTTTTGACGAGGAAGATTTTAAAAAATTCTGCAAGGAAAAAAATCTCCCTTTAAAAACTCCGAGAGAGGTCATCGCCGCCCGCTCGGCATGGGCAGGCTTTCAGCGATTGGCAACGCTCCATTGCCTCCGCTGCGGACATGACTGGTATCCCCGCTCGCCGGAGGCGCCAAAACAATGCCCTAAATGTCGGAGCCCTTACTGGAACCGACCCCGCAAAAAAGGGTCATGAAAAGGGTCATGGTCTCGCTCTTATCCACAGCTTTGGGTCATAAAAAGGGTCATACTTTTACTGCTACTTCGTATCACTTCATACCACTTTGTATCACTTTCAAGCACAATAAAAAAGGCTGTAACATCCCGATATTTATAAAATATCCTGATATTACAGCCACTTAATTATCTGGCGTCCCCACCGGGATTCGAACCCGGGTTACCGCCGTGAAAGGGCGGTTGATTGTTTATAAAATTAATCACTTGTAAATCAATGGGTCATGGTTTTGGCCGCTATGCTGTAATTATTTGCGCCTTCACTCTCAAATCAAATTTCATCGCTGTTACCGGCGATGTGCCGTCTGTGTTGCGGATTTCTAATTCTGCCTTATAAATACCTGCGGTGAGAATGGTCTCTGCTGATATGAGTGGTATAGTCCCAAGTCCATTGACAACATCTGTGAGATAGCTTGTAATTTCTTTGACTGCGATGGCATAGGTTGTGTCGCTTTCAGATGCCTTTGCAGCGAAGTAGATTTTTTTACCAGTCAAATTTGTGTCAATGTCGTAAGGAATAGAAACTGTATCTCCTGCAACTATCTCTGTCACCGTGCCTGCTTTGGCATAGCCAACCGAAACGGAGCCTGAGAATGGCAGGACCTGAACGAATGAAGAATCCATGTCGTAAAGATATGACTGGCTGTCTATGATGAATTTCGGATTGACGGTATTGCCTGTAAGTTCTATTTCTATTCTGTAGTCGTTGGATTCTGTTGGCGTTGTTTCAATTTTGTAAAGGCCGGGACGCTGTGCTGCGCTTACCTCGGTTATTGTTACGGCAAGCGACACGGGAGAACCGCCCTTTGTGGTTTGGATTGTAAAATCATTTGTGCCTTTGCCTGTGAGAGGCTGGGGTTCTGAATTTTCGTCTGCGATTTGGTAAAGCCTGATATAACCGCGGTATAATCCGTTGACTATCATGGTCTAACCCTCCCTGATTTTAGATAAAATGATTTATAGCTTTTTGCGCCTGTTGCAAGTATTGTAAATATTAAATTCTGCGCTGATGGCTGGATTAGACTGTCTGTAGATATTGCCGGCGGCAACAAGTTTGTGGTTATGGCTTGGATATATGCGTTTATGCCAACGCCCTGTTTTATATTGGGGGTTTGCAGGGATATTGACGCAGTTTGAACATTAGGGGTAATGATAATATTGCCAGGTATTATAATTGTTGGGGATTGAATAGAGACGGATACGCCCTGCACAGAGATAGATATGTTTGCATCTCCGGATATTGCCGGAGATTGGATAGAATAAGCAATGGACTGCGCAGATGGCGTTATGAGGGCGCCGCCTGATGTTGTTACTATTGGCGATTGAATAGAGACACTTGTCCCCTGAACTGCCGGGGTTATAACAATATTGCCGCCCACCACCACTGTCGGAGCCTGAATAGAAAACAGCGCAGTTTGAATCGAACCAGATATATTCGCATCTCCCGATATTGTGGGGGGCTGAATAGAATAGAGCGTAGCTTGAACCGGAGGGGTGATGAGGGTATTTATAATAATATTAGGCGGCGGTATTGTCCAGCTCGCCGTCTGTGCTCCGGCGCTGTGAGAAACCCCTATTTTGATTGTAGGGGTTTGGAAAGCTGAAGAAACTGTCTGGGCCGCAGGCGCAACAGTGATAGGTATTTTTACTGCCGGCGGTTGAATAGAGACACTTGTCCCCTGAACTGCCGGGGTTATAATAGAATTGGTCTTGATTCCTGGCGCTTGCTGATTAACAGTTATTACTTGAGCAGGCGGCGCATGGAAGGCATTAACAGCGATTGTCGGGGCCTGGACAGAGCATAATGCTGTCTGGGCTGCAACAAGCAGGATGGTTCCTATTTTTATAAGCGGCGCAATAAACGAAGAGACTACAGATTGGACTGATGGGGTGACGGTTACAGGCGTTGACGCTGATTCGATTTCGATGTATGTAATGCTTGAATTTTTGATGGTATGCGTTGCTGTCGTGTCGCCATACCAAGTTGTCTCAAGTTTTATGCTCTGGCTGGCGTTTACTTGTTTATATATGCCTACGCCGAAAGACCAAAAATCTGTAGTATCCTGCGGCTCGTGTCTATTGCCTGCAACTATGGTGTCATCAATTTCAAATTCGCCATAAGCAGAGGCATTGGCAGCGCTATTTCTGTTGTGTTGCGTTGCTACGATCAGACATTCTTTTACGCTGCCTGGGGCGGTGGTGTTGAGTGTGTTTCTGACGCCGGGTGTGGTTGCGGTGTTGGTTGCTGCTGTATCTGTCTGGGCATTGCCATAAGTATATACATTAGATAGCCTTATGGCTATGATTCTGTGGGCCCTTGTGTCTGCCGTAGAGCCTGATTCACCTACAGTTTCAATCGCCAGGGTCTGTGCGCTTGCAGCAAGATTGATAACCCTGCCTGCAAAAAATGGCTGCCAGACTCCTGTGTTAACATCCTCTTGTATGTAATGCTCTATACCTGTTGTTAGTATTGGGACATAGAGTGCGCCTGAATTTTGATTGACTCTTGCGCCCCAGGAGGTTGCTGCATCGTCACTGCGGCCTTCACAGCAGGCGAGGACTAAATAATCGCCTGCTGTTGCAGGGGTAAAAGAGAGGGTAGCTCTTGCTCCATAAGTAGTTCCAATGTTGGTTGCTTCACCGAGAGATTCTGCATATCTCACATCTGCGCCTGCGACATCGGTTCTTATGGCAACGATACGGGCATTTTTTATGGATGCTGTGTTTGTGTTAATGCGGTTAAAATCTATCTTATATGTTTGCTGCGCTGTCTGGCCTGTAACATAATAGAAGCCTGAAACATTGCGATAATCAATTGAAGTGCTCCCGCATGATTCCACAATGCTTGATTTATCTGCGCCGTTGACGTTGAAAAATACGGCTATATCAGCGTCATTGGACGCAGAGCTTTTAACCTCTGCTGAAAAAAGGATGAGCCAATTAGACGATTCAACAGGAGTAAACTGAAGCTGGGCTTTGGTTGTGCGTGTGCCAGCGGCCTCTGTGCTTTCGGCCAGAGATTCTATGGATTTTATGTTGTTTGCCATTGTTTATTAGGAGGGGACAAGCCCCTCCCCTACTTTTAATTCAGATTCAAAATCCCTTCTGCGTTCCAACTGATAGTGAAGTCGCCGTTATTGGAACTTTTATCCGAGCCGAAATCTATGTAGCAAATCAGCGGCGATGTGGCGTCAACGCCTGTGCTCTTGTAGATTACCGCTCCTCTTGCCGTAATCGTTGAAGATCCCCATGTAACATCGGTGGCGTCAAACATGCCTTCATTGTCGGTGTTGTCCTGGGTAACCGCAGCGCCTGCAAGGGTTGCGCCGCCTGCTGTGTAGCCTGTGCCGGAAACCTCGTTGGTCACGCTGGATTTGAACTCATGCGTGTCCTGGTCGGGCACATAGGCTGATGTTACCAGCATTACCTTGATTGTGTCTGTGTCAAGGTCTATGCCTCCGTTCATTATGTTTTTTTTGAACGCATTGTAGATCAGATCTGCCATTTTCTTATCCTCCTTTTAGAATTTAAAAACCCACTATTTTGTCTTTAAGCGAGACAAGCGCTTTTTTGATATAATTGGAAAGGGTTACAGAAATCACTTCCAAATCACCGTTTATATTTATCTCTCCGCCGCCGATTATCGCATCGCTTGCAGGCGCAGGGCTGCCGCCAATCTGTTTATATATAGCAACAAGGTATCTTCCGTCAGTCCAGGCAGTTCTGTTTTCCGAAACTTCATATAGACCTTTGAGGACGCTGTCTTCCGATAACGATAAATAAGGGTCTGCCGGACTCGCGGCAAATGAGCCGTCTACATCATCAAGGCGATAATTGTCTGATCCACGCCGCACTATGCAATATGCAGTTATGCCAGTTTCGCCCCAAGCTGTGCTTATCAATTTTGCGTTTGCCACGATTTCCTCCTTTTACGCTATATCATTTATCTGCTCTATTGTAGTCGCCGCATAAACTTGGATGATTAAATTCTGTTGTTTTCCTAAAATAGCGCCTACTGCCGATATATAAACTGACTGCTTTGTAAGTATTATGGATACGAGTTCAGCTTTTGTTGTTCCCCTCGCGATTATTATAGCGTCAATAAGGGGTGTTTCAATATTATTATCCGCCGACCATTTGACAGCTTCCTCAACCTGTTTAAACCATGTTTCCCTTTCTTGAATTTTGTATGGCGCAACTATAGCCTCAATCTGGTCAGCGTAATAATTTCTGATGCCCTCTTCTTTGTTAGCCCTTACTTCATCCATTGTTATGATAACGGTATCTTGTTCTGTATATAGTATTATCCGTTTTCCATCTATCCAGATATGTTTTGGTTCTGGATAGTTTTCCGCATACACTATATTTTCGTTAGTATTTATCATTTCCTGAATCATATTTTCCTCCTTATTTTTTCGGTAGTAATTCAGTAAAGAAATAATCCATACCCAAATAATCTGTTGCAACTGTAAGTTGCAGAGTTATGTTTAGTGCTTGGTCAGTAGCAGTGTCTATTGAAAAAACAGGAGGATTTATTGTGTTTGCGCCATCAACCAAATAACTTGCAGTTTGCCTATCTATTCTCCCTCTGTTAATAATAGCAACTCTACCCAAAGCTCTGTTTATTGTTATCGCAGTCATAAAATTAATCTGCATCGCTCCAAATTTCCATTTCACTGTTTTAGTATTTGCACTATTGTTAACAAATATTGTTGCTTCTATTTTCACTATTCCATTCTTTCCCATAGACCCGCCGACAACATTCACGCTAACTGCCGTAATTTCAGAAGTGGATTGTGTATATGCGCCAGGCCCTGCCGCCACGATAGGCGTAGGCGAGGCTGGTATATTAGGTAAGTTAGTTCCGGGGACATAAATATTGTCATAGACTGTGCCGGCTGTTGTGGAACTCATTACGGCGTAATAAAATCCTGCGGCTGAGCCTGAATAGACCGCTCCCGATGGGAAATATAAATAAACATCGGGATAAATATTCGGCAGGGCAGTAGTAAGCGTAACCACACCATTAGCCGCCATTGAACCTGATGATGGGATAATAATCGGCATCGCTGTTGATTGCAATATTTGATGGCCTATTTGTGGTATTGATTTTGCAAGCATTTATTTCCCCCTTACGAGTTTGTCAATGACCTGTGTTTTTGCAAGGCTTGACGAACTTGAACCGAAGAAAAAAGTTATAATCGTCGCCAGAAGCGTGCCGAGAAAAAAGCCTAAAACCGTGTCGGCAAACCGGACATTTGTTTCAGGTATGGTCCAGAAAGTAACAAGAAAGATATATAGGAAAGTTACAAAGGTGGTTATAGAGGCATACATATATATAAATCGCTTAACAAACTTATCATCCTGCTGGAGAGAGGTGATGTTCATGTCTCTTGCGCTCTTTCTATCGTCTGCGGCGATTTTTGAGAGGTCAACGTCCTGCTGACTTTTCTTAAGCTCATAATCTTGCAGGGCTTGCCGGATTTTGAGTTCCATGTCAGGGTCTTTGATGACACCGCTGCTTTTCAGGACATCCACAACTTCTCCCGCTATGCCTTTCTCCCCAAAAACGCCTTGTAATATGTCGCCGAGAATCATAATGCCTCCTTTTGTCCTATCCTAAATCTGCATTTCCCTTGCAATTTCTATTTTTCCATACTTATTTTTATATATAAATCCTATCTCTTGGTTGCCATTTTCAATTGGGATAAAAATATATCCCCAGGTGAAACCAATAACATTATGGCAATAAGTCGCAATCCATTCATTCTGTGCGGTAAAAATAAGCAATACTGCCTCAATGCTTTTTACGCCATTTGTAACTATAAATTCATTGGCGCAAAATTCATCTGAACCGTGAATGATGAGCTGCATAATGCGATGTGTATTCAAAAACTTTTCCTTGTCAGGGAAATTCCTTTTTAGACCTTGCCTTATGGCAGGCTCGGATGGCTGGTCGTAGGCAATAACAAAATATAAATCAGAATAAGGTTTGTGGCTTTCTGCTTTGTTGGGGACTGTCCCTATTCTACGCATTCCTGTTTCTTCCTCGCCGTAAATAGGGACAGTCCCCCTAACAGTCCCCCTAACAGGGATGCAGAGTGTCCAAAACAATAAGATTGTTATGGAGAGTTTTTTCATTTTTGAATTACAATTCTTCAAAATGCACCCCATCAAAAAAATTCTCGTCTTTTAAAGTAAAATTGCCATTCCAATCACCGCCGAAACGAATTTTAATGCCTAAATCTTTAGCTTTAGCCATCACCATTCCGGCAAAATAATAAAGCCGCGCCCAATCCTTCCAAAAATCCGCAGAACCTTCTACCGGCCATTTCATTGGCGCGAAACTTGCGTCAACGGCCCGGGATAGCGGATGTTCTATAGTGATCAAATGTTTGCTGCTCATAGTCTTGCTTGTCCCGTTTTTGACAAACTCCACCTGCTGTGCAATAGTGCGAATTGTAGATGGAAGAATCTCAACTTCCGCAAATTCTGTATCCACACTTTTAAAAAGGGCGGCCAATTTCGGGGTGCATTGGTTTAACAAGTGTTCGTTTTTCATAAACCCCACCCATTCAATTTATGCTTTAATGCCCACAATTCATCACTTGCCGCCTGCTTATTGCCATTAGCAACAGCGAACATAATAACAGTTAGAGAATTTCTGATTTGATGCGCTAAAAACATTTTTGCATTGTCAGATAGTTTCTTAAGCTCTTTTATAGCGTCAGATTCATCATGTCCCCCCAATAGAGGCATTTGAGGGCAGGCGCTCATTTTCCTCCCCGAATCACAACGAGCATGGCTGCGGCTCCTAAAATGCCCATGACAAAGAGTATACCCTTGAACAGCCAGCTTGAGGCGAGCTTTAGATAAGGCAATGCCTTTTCTATGTCGTCAAGCCGCACAGCGTGTTTATCAAGCATTACGAAGGCGCGCTTGATTGCCTCGGATACTGTGTTGTGTTTTTCCTCAAGCACAGCCAGGGTTTTCAGGGAGGCTGCAATATCTTTCAGGCTGTCCTTGACATCGCTTATATCTCCGGCAACTACTTTTATTTTTTCTTCAAGCCTTATCAGCCGCTCTTCTTCCAATGTGTTAGTCTCCTTATCGGGAGGGAACATCCCCGATAGAAACATTCGGGGCCAGGTGCCCCTCCCCTACTTCCCCAGATAGGTCGTCATTTTTTTCGCGCCAGCCCCCGCATCTTCATGCCGCTCGGTATTATGACATTTGCGGGGATTGAAACTTCAGAAGTCATATCAACGATAAAATTTTCCCGAATATATTGTGTCCTGTCTATCTGCACAATCTCAGGCTCTCCCTTTGCGTTGATGACCGCCTTCTGGCCGCTTTTGGCATCAATCTCCATAGCTGTCAGGGTATCCAGATTTATTCTGACATGCTCAAGGCCTGCCGGCGTGCCGTCTTTTCTTGTGAATAATTTTTCGGCGGACGATGCCGGCAAGGTGTCGACGCAATAACAACTGGCAATATTCCCTTCCGCGTCATGCTCTAATTCTATATACATATTTTCCTCCTTTTAATTTGCATGATAGTCCCAATAAACATAATAAATGTAGCGGGCACCGTCGTTATTATTCAGCGTAAGCTTAATTCTACAAACAATACCAGTGTCGACATATCCTGTTGATGAAACATAATTCTCAACATAAATACTTTCTGTTCCAACCGCTGCACCCGCTACATATTGTATCCGTATAGGATATATATGACTATATTGAGGAATGCTAATATTAGAAATATAGTTGGTCAATACCCCCGTATAATCATAGCTCCAACTTCCCTGTGACATTTTAAGTTTTGCAAGAGTTACATTTGCATCTGCAATTTTATCGGTAGTTACCGTTCCATCTGCTGGCGCGCCACTTCCCGGATATGTATCTAATTTTGCGCCATCTACGCTTGGGTCTCTGCCGTCCACATACGCGCCGCCAACACTGATATTACTTCCGATAGACCCGCCATTTATGGTAGGACTTGTTATGGCAGGACTTGTAAGTGTTTTATTGGCAAGTGTTTGAGTCAAGTCCGTGCCTACAATCACTCCTGCGCCCACGCCATGCACCCCGCTCGTAGCTTGAATGTGGCTTGCGCCGACAAAATCGCTTGCCTCGTAGCCGTCAAGTTTGTCTGCGTCAAAGTTGTTGCCGGAACCCTGTTTTATGCCGTGGACGGCGATAGCGGCGGTGATGTTTTTTTCCAAATGGGTTTTCAGATTGCGGTCGCTGCTGTCTGTTGCCGTGGGATAATACCACGCAGGGCCGTAGCCGGATGCGTTTTCGAACCATAAAAGAAGCCAGGTATCGTTGGCTTGATTGCGCTGATAGAGTTTTTTTGTATCGGTAGTCCACCAAAACTGCCCGGCTACAGGATTTGACGGCGGCGATGCCTCTGCCGACGCCTCAAATTTACGAAGCTCGTTTGTATTGTTACGGATTATTTCCACATCGCTTAATGCCTGATGCCCTTGCGCGGGAGATGTGTCATCGTATGACATGAGTTACCACCCCTTTCCTGTTTTAAAATCTTTGCCTTCGTTTCTGATTGCCTCAATGTTTGTATTGATTGTCAACATCTGGTTTCGTATTTGCGCAGCCATGTCTATGTCTGCCTGCAAATAATCGTTGCTATGCAGCTGCACATCATGCGCCCATAAAGATAATCTGATTTGTTTAAGCTGCTCCTGGATAGGGTCGCTGCCGCCGATGAGATTGCGTATTCTCATGGCGGTTAACTTATCCACATCTTCTGCGCATTTGACTTTATGCCGCTTGAGTTGCTCGTTTTCTGTCCATTCAAACCATGTCGGGCTATGGCTTGAGACAATGTTTTGCAATATGGGTTTTTCCGCATCCGCAATGGCCGCCTGAAATTCAAAGAGCAAAACCCCGTTGCCGCTATGAATTGCCTGCACATCAAGACCTGCGCTTCTTATTTCCTGGGCAAGCTGGTCAATGTCGTAATTGGTTATGTCTGTGACCGGATGGATGTATCTCATTGCCAATACGCCTCCTTGTATGTTGTGGGCTTGACGCATAAACGGCCATCTGCCGCTACATCGGTTATTGTAATTTCATATTTTACATAGCGCGCCTGAGTCTCCGCCACGTAGCTTTCAAAATAATCAATCCAGTAATAAATGGAATTATCATTGCTATAGCCAAGTCTCATCTTAAGAATTCCTGCAATGTAAGCCCCGAAAAGGGTCAGCCATGTATCGGAGCCGCTGAATTTATCAGTCCAGAGCTGTGTTGCGTTGAATTGATCATACCATGCAGTGCCGGTTCCAAAAAAAAGGATGTCAAATTCAGGCCATGAGCGTCTTGTAACCACAGAGCCCCTGTCATATACGGGAGATGTATATGTGCCGGTTAGCGCAGGACGTAGAACTCTGAGCAAAGGCCCGTAAGTTGCATCAACATATCTCTCAGTGTTGTCATGCGTTTCTCCTGTCTCGTTATAATCGCTATACTGGCTCATTTTTTCCGTATAGCTTGCAGGACCGTACACTGTGGTAGTGGCAAGGGCAAAGTTGTTGCTGTACTTATTGTTGGTGTCTATGCTTTTTAGCATGTATGAATGGCTGCCCGGGGCAACGCCATTCAGCTGGAATACAACCGCCCTTGTAAAGCCTATAAAAATCCCGCCAGCCCAGTTTGCGCCTTTACGAATTTCATAGCCTTGCAAGTCCACTATGTCCACGGCATCCCACATAAGGATGATTGTGTCGCTTTGCGGAATGGCCTTGAAGTTCGCCACATCCGGCGGCGGGGTGTTTTTGCCGATGACAGCGTAAGACCATTCTGTGGCGGTGGAGATGGATTGCTTGTTATCGTGAATGGACACGGGCAACAGCTTGATTTTATAATTAACGGCTTCTTTTACAGGTTCTATGGTGAAAGAGCCTGTTGCATTCATATAGTGGGAATATCCTGCGCCGGCCACATTGACCCATACCTCCGAATGTTTCCAGAAGGGCGAGACGGGTTTTGTGAATGTGATTTGCAGGCGGGTATAACTGACATCTTTATTGTAATATTCCTCTTCTATAAATGTGAGATTCGTTACTTCGTCAGGCACGTCAAATGGGCTTGGCAGGTTTGTGGATGAATATGTGTGGACATCTATGTCTATGACATCGTTATAAAGGGCGACGTCTTCTTCAATCACGGACAAACTAACTTCATTCTGGCCTGCGATGCTCATTGCGATTATGCGGCAGAGTTTGTTTGTCCAGCCGGGCAGACTATGCGTGATGGATATGCAATCGCCCTGCTCAAGAGGCAACGCCTTTGGCCCGGCGATAAAATGATACGCCTTATTGAGCCTGCTTCGTTCAAGATTATAGACTGCAAGTTTTTGCGCCTGCGTCCAGTCTGTCGTGCCGATTAAGGTGATTGAATTTTCTCGCTCGTATCCTTCTATTGTCAGGGCGTTCAAATCCTCCACAACCAGGTCTTCGGTATTGTAGCCATTATCCTTGTTTGGGAATTTAACCCGTGTGCGGTTCGGGGTTTCAGGCAGACCAGGGACGCTGATGCCAAAGCTGTCCGCCCTGATATCGTCTTCCGTGAGGGACATGACAGGGGATTCATAATCCAGAACTTTGAGTTTGTATTTGGCGGCATTGTAAACTGTTACTCCCCTGAAATTCAGGAGCATCTGCTCTATTACATTCAGCGCGGCGTCCTGACTGAATACGCCGCCATTTATTTCATAGCTATTTGTATCGCACCAGTTTGCAGAGTCTATAATTGAGCTTGTATCTAAAAGTATGGAAGAGAATCCGAAGGCATATCTTTTTTGGGTGAATAAATCATAGAATACAAGCGCGGGGTTTTGGCTCCATGCGGTAAGGCCGGAGCGCGGATCAAATAATTTGCTTCCCCGGATAAGCGCGGTTGCTGTTGGCTGGTTCATATATTTATTCGTATCATATTTTAAACGGACATAAAGATAAGCAGTGTGTCTGAGCGGGTCTGTCCAGTTTGGATCTGCGGCATTGAGCGCTGCGCACATATTTTGGTTTGCGCCGCCATTGTAAAATTCATAATATGCGGTGGCGCCATAATCCGCTATGGGTTTGTCGTCAAGCCAGACCTGCTCGCAGGCGTCCATTTCGCCCTCGCCGAGGGTTATGATGAGATGCAGGTATTCGTTGTTTGCGCCGGATGCGGATTCATAGACGATATTGCCGCCAACTTTCATCCGGCCATAAATAAGCCGGATAGGTTCTTGCGTGCTGCGCGTGTTGATGAGATGCCCGCCCTGCTCTATGATCTGCGAGTTATTCCATCTGCCGGCCTTTTTTGCCTGCGATTCCGCGGTGTATGAGGCGACGCCGCCGATGAGCATACTGGCGCCCATGGCAATCAACCCCCAGCCGACAGGGGTTGCCAAAGCGCCGACAACGATTAGCACTACACCTATAACACCCTGTATTATGCCGCCCGTTTCGCCGCCCACTCTTTTGTTCTCCTTATTTCTTTTGTTTTAAAAACCTTTGCCGGCATAACCCTTGCGCCCCAGTCTTCCATGCACACGATGCAGTTTCCAAAGCCGAGGTATATGCCCCAGAAATCAAGTTCAGGGCCTTCGAAAATCAGAATATCGCCGGGTAAAATTTGTTCGGGCTCTATTTCCCGGGTAAAGGTTTCGAGGAATGGAAGATAATCTTCCCGGCATTCTCCCATTTCCCATTTTTCCTGATAATTCGAGAGCGTGACTCCGTTGAATCCTTTTTCCGCTGCCTTGCGCGGGATATCTATGCCGATGCCGTCAAAAAAATCTATGATGAGCGTCAGGCAGTCGCGAACGCCAAGCTCATACTTTTTCTCAAAAAGGCGGTTCACGACTTCGGGGATTTTTTTTATTTGTTCTCTTGTAATCATGCCGGAGACCGCCCCCACCATATTTGTTTATTTTGCAAAGACGGGAGAAATCTAAACCCGCCGAAATTGTTTGAATTGGAAAGCGCAACGCATCTATCGTAACTGTGGTCGCACCATAGCTCTGCGCCGGCATATCTGCATGTGGCTGCATCCTTGAAAATCCATGGACAACTGGATTGGTGTATCCGCGCAGGGCATTTGCGTTTCCACAAAATCATATGGCTGTAAACATCGAAGACTGCCTTGCGGTTGTCCACCGTTATGGAATCCAGCATCCCGACAAAGGGCGTGTCTGCGGCACGAACCTGGCCATTTTTGTCTATGGCCGCAATGTGTATTGTGCAAGCCCTGCCGCGTGTGTCTTCGCTTAGCACAAGCGAGGAAAATTCAAGACCTGTGTTGTCTATCTCAAAACTTGTCCTGTCTATGGCCGCGGTGATGTTGAGACTGGTGTTATGAAACCTGAGTCCCCGCGAAAGATATGTATTGCCCTCCCAGATAACATCCATATCCAAATCCGTATAATAGACTGCTGTGGAAAGCTCCATCTTAAGAAGATGACAAAAGAAAGCAAAATCTTTGCCGATTTCAAGCGCGAGGTCTGTTGGCAATGAACGCATTATTTGACCTCCTTTAATCCGATGCCGAGGCTATAAAGAAAATATTCAAACATCTCTTTTGATAATTTATCTTCTGCAAACCTTACAGTGAATCGGAGTCTGCCGCTGAAATCCGCTGTGATTGTCGCGCCGTTTGCCGGCGGATTGAGCGCCCATGTGCCGCCTGTGCCGCCGACCGTCACATTCACCGTGATGCTGAATGTCGTGGAAGAAATAACCGTAACTGTGTGATTTCCGTTGATGTCGGGAGCGCTTCCGGTGTGGCCGGCAATAAGGATACTATTGCCTGTCCAAAGTCCATGCGCCGCAGATGTTGTAATGACCGTGGGGTTGGCAACACTGGATGAGTTTATATTGCCTAACGCATTGAATTGTATCCTGTCCGCGCCTGCCTGTCCGCCACCGGAAAGAAATGTGACGAGGGTTTGGATACTATTGATATAGACAATAAGGGTTGATTGATCTGTGCTTATTGACGGCAGGTCAAAGATTGCGGCAGAACCATCGCCCTTTGTCACATATTCATTTTGATGGTTTTCCGCATAAGGCATAACAAAATAAAACGGCTCATACTTGCCTTTGCGACTGCCATAGAAATTCCAGAGCGTCTCTGTGTTTGTCTGCTGGGTTCGGTATTTCAGCGCGATTGTGCGTTTTGGGAATGTCCACAATTGACGGCGCTGTTCCTTGCCTGTCTCAAAATCCGTAACAAGGGTTTTGAATTCCGATTCTATGCTTATAGGCCTTATAGGCCCCGGGTTTGAGGGATAGATTTCCATTTTTATGCCTTTATTATTTTGTCATTCCCGAAGTTTTTATCGGGAATCTGATTTTTAAAACCATATCCCCGATAGAAGCATTCGGGGATGACATCTCACACATTCTGTTGTATTGCATAGTTTATTTCACCGCGTGTCTTTATGTCTTGCGCAACAATGCCTGTTATGGCGCCTGAATTCTTTTTCACATACTCGCTGAATGTCTGGGTGTCTATTGCATTGATATAATAGACAGTAGTTACATTGCCCTGCTGATTGCCTCCGCCTGAAAGAGCGGCGGATGCGCCGGTGGAAGGGGAAGAATACGAGGGGTTGCTGTATGAACCCTGTGCGCCCTCGCCGTAGCCTGATGACTTGGCGAGGCTACTTGCGGCATATCCTGCGCCTGCGGCCAAACCAGCAAACATTGCGGCTGCCTCAAAATGCGCAGCGGCCTGCGCCCACCCATAGCTTGCCCAGGCTGCAATGCCCATCGCTGTTTCATATATTGCATTTATGGCAGACTTGGCGGCTATTTGCGCAAGCTCCTGCGCAAGGGCCATCTTGAGGGCCTGCTCAAGGCTTTGCTGGCCAAGAATATATTGCACAAGGGCGCTTTGAAGCGCGTTCTGGAAAGCAAGCTCAATTTCCATCAGTTGTATTTTGCCGAGCATAGTAACCATTGTTTGTCGGTCTATAACGCCTTTTGCCGCGGCAGTTACTATGCTTCTTTCTATAGACTGATTGCTTTTTTCAATTGCGGCGTTGTATTGATCGTATAGCTCTATTTTTTGCTTGAGATTGTCTATCTCCGCAAATGTCAAATCCATTGCAATCGGCGCGGTTGCGCCTCTTTTTGCCTTCTTTTGTTCATCAAATTTATTTCCCATCTCTATTTCATCATTAACTTTTTTTTGCGCCATTGCCCAGTTTTTGGTTTGGCGGATAGCCTCTTCCATCATAGGATT